GAGAACGCTTTGAAGAAAGATCCCACTACACTGACTGCATCCGAAAAAGTGGCCATCTATAAGGCTCTAAACCTTTCTCTGACAAATCATAACGCACAGGAAGTGGCGGCACAGAGCCGTTTCTATGCGGAGCTGAGTAAGAAAGGCTACAATGCGTTGCTGGATTATAACGACAAGGATTATTCCAGCTATCATGCAAAGCGCCCGATGATCGTGTTTGATACAGATTCTGTCCGCCTGCAATCGGTGACAGAGACCAATCCGAAGGTCGTGGACAAGCTGTATATGCGCTACAACGCCGAGCGAATTGCAAAAGAAGTGGGAGCAAACACAATCGGCTACATTTCCAAGCTGGGCAACAAGACGGTTTCAGAGTGTTCTGCTTATATGGAACGCAAGATGAACGATTATTTGAGTTAAGGAGGATGAAACATGTGGCAATGGAATGATGGCACCATGGAACTCTACCATTATGGTGTTCTCGGCATGAAGTGGGGACACCATAAAGCTAAGGTATACACCGCAAAAGCGAAACGTGCACGTGCACGGGGTAACATGGGCGATGCACAGATGTATACGGCGAAAGCGCGAAAGGCTACGGCGGAGACAGAACGTCTGGGTGGTGGTAAGGCTGTAAGTCAGCGCGTGAAGAAGCAGTCTGCCGGAAAGACCGCAGCACAGATGGTGCTCTTTGGAAGTTATGGTGCGCTGAAATACAATCAGGCACGCGCCAAACACGCCAGCAGAGGTGAAGCTGCCGCAAAGGCAACGCTTTATTATATTGGCAATAACATGACCGGCGGCCTACTGGAATTTCATGAGGACATACAGTCACGCAAGCGCAAGTAAAGAAGTCATGGCAAGGTCACTGAGCAGAGAAATCTGCTTGGTGGTTTTTTGGAGGAAAAATTCAAAATGGAGATGAACATTGGTTCCAGGCTGAAACACGCTTGGAACGCTTTTCTCAACCGGGACCCTCCCGGAAGCAGGTATTATGGGGGCGGCTACAGTTACCGCCCTGACCGGATGCGCTTTTCCCGTGGGAGTGAGCGCACCATCATCAATGCCATCTATAATCGCATCGCTCTGGATGCCGCATCCATTACGATCAACCACGTAAAGCTCGATGAAAATAATCGGTTTGATTCGATTATTGATTCGGGCCTTAATTATTGCCTGAATACCGAAGCTAATGCCGACCAGACGGGGCGAGGGCTGATTCAGGACATCGTGATGACCTTTCTGGAAGAGGGCGTTGCAGCAGTTGTGCCAGAGAAAACGAACTTTGACCCGCGTTACAGCAACAGCTATGAAATCTACTCCATGCGCGTTGGCGTGCCTGTGGAGTGGTACCCGAACCATGTGCGCGTGCGGCTGTTCAATGAGCTGACCGGGCAGAAGGAGGAAATCACTTTCCCGAAGAAGATGGTGGCTCTGATTGAAAATCCGTTTTACGCAGTCATGAATGCCCCGAACTCTACTATGCAGCAGTTGGTGCGAAAACTGGCCTTGCTGGATGTGGTGGATGAGCAGGCTGGCAGCGGAAAGCTGGACATGATCATTCAGCTGCCCTATGTCATCAAGAGTCCGGCGCGAAGGGAACAGGCTGAACAGCGCAGGGCTGACATCGAACAGCAGCTTTCCGGCTCCAAGTACGGTATTGCCTATACGGACGGCACTGAGCGAATCGTGCAGTTGAATCGCAGTCTCGAAAACAACATTCTGAAATCCATCGAATACCTGACGAACATGGTATACAGTCAATTGGGTGTGACACAGGAGATCCTGAATGGTACTGCGGACGAGAAAACGATGAACAACTACATGAATCGCATCATTGAGCCAGTCATATCGGTAATTGCAGACGAGTTCAAGCGGAAGTTCCTGACAAAGACTGCCCGGACGCAGGGTCAGAGCATCATGTTCTTCCGTGATCCGTTCCGTCTGGCACCGGTGAGTATGATTGCGGAGATGGCGGATAAGTTCACCCGCAACGAGATTATGACCCCGAACGAGTTCCGGCAGGTGATTGGCATGAAGCCCTCGAAGGACCCGAAGTCCGACCAGCTTGCAAACCGTAATATTGCCTCGGCTGACAAGAAGATGCCCATGTAGGGCGAAGAAACTTATGCTGACGAGTAGGGCTACGACTATGCAGATCAGCAGGAAGGAGTGTGAAAAATTCAAAATGGCAATCAATTTCGATTATGACTTTTCCGGTTGGGCGACCAAAGCCAATGTGAAGTGCTTTGATGGCCTGACCATTGCGCCGAATGCGTTCAAGGACTGCGATGGTAAGGTGGTTCCGGTGGTATGGAACCATGACCATAGCGCACCCGAAAGTGTTCTGGGACATGCACTGCTGCAGAACCGTAAGGAAGGCGTGTACGCTTATGTCAAGCTGAACGACACATCCAGTGGTCAGACTGCCAAGGCCTGCGTGGATAACGGTGACATTGACGCCATGTCCATCTACGCAAACGGCATTCAGAAAGCAGGCCGAACCGTGATGCACGGTATGATCAAGGAACTGAGCTTGGTAATTGCTGGATGCAACCCCGGTGCTCTGATCGATGAAGTCGTGAAGCACAGCGCAGATGGCTCCGAAATAGACAGTTCCGAGGCCTATATTTACACCGATTCTGGTCTGAGCCTGAAGCATGGGCTGGACCCGGACGATAACCCGCTGGAGGACGAAGCGCTGCAGCATTCGGATGATTCCAGCGAAATCGACAAGGATAAGAAAGGAGAAAGCAAAATGGCTGATGCCAACGAGAAGACCGTCAAGGAGGTATTTGATACCCTGACGGAGGAACAGAAGAACGTGGTTTACGCCATCATCGGCTCTGCCCTGGATGAAGGCAAGGGTGGTGAGAGCGACAACGAGGGTGATGGTGAGGAGGACAATACTATGCACCACTGCTTTGAGGACAACAACAGCGGCACTGTGCTGAAGCACAGCCTGGATGACATCAACGGCATTATCGCAACTGCCAGCAAGCACGGCACTCTGCGCGATGCTTTCCTGGATGCAGGCATTACCAGCGATGAGCTGGCTCACAGCATCGAGAACATGGACTACCTGTTCCCGGACGACCACAATCTGGATACGGTGCCTCGCATCGTGGACCGCGACCAGACCTGGGTTGACAAGGTTATGAACGGCGTCCATCATGTGCCGTTTGCCCGTGTCAAGGTCATGTTTGCCGATTTGACCGAGGACGATGCTCGCGCCAAGGGTTACATCAAGGGCAACTACAAGAAGGAGCAGGTGTTCAAGCTGCTGAAGCGTTCCACCACTCCGACCACCGTTTACAAGAAGCAGCGCTTCGACCGCGATGACATCATCGATATGTCCACCATGGATGTCGTGGCCTTTACCAAGAAGGAGCAGCGCGGCAAGCTGAACGAGGAACTGGCTATGGCTTTCCTGATCAGCGACGGCCGTGACGACGCCAGCGATGACAAGATCAACGAGCTGAACATCCGCCCCATCTTCAACGATGATGATTTCTACACCATCAAGGTCGTCGTTCAGCCCGGTACCAATGCAAACGAGGATGCCAAGGCCAAGGCAACCATCAAGTCCATCATCAAGGCCCGTAAGGAGTACAAAGGCTCCGGCTCTCCGACCTTCTACACCACCGATGATGTGCTGACTGATATGCTGCTGCTGGAGGACGGCATCGGCCATC